ATGCACGAGCAGGAGGTACAATCTCAGCAGAGAATATGACAAATAGTTCAAATAGTAGCTACGCAGCACATGCACGAGCAGGCACAATCTCTGCGTATGTTATGGTATGTTCAAACACCACAGCGAGTACGGTAGAATTAGTAAGAATTTTAGCTGGAGGTATAATAACGAACGGCGCTGGAGTTTGGACAAACTTAGGCACTGGTGCAAAATGCAATGTGGCGGCAGGTACAATCTCTGCCAACGGCTATATAAATAGAATAGGGTAAAAAATGATAACAATAATAAATAAACACGGTAAATATACGGGAACACAGTATGGAGAGATATCTAAAGAGGCTCTAGATTGGCACGTTAGTCAGGGAGATACTTGGATAGATTTGCCTAAGTTTGAGCTTGATTTTATAGAAGGGGAAGAGCCAGATTATGGTGCTCCAGCTGCAATAGAATTGCTTAGCATTACTTCAAGAGAGGCAAAAGCAGCCAAGCAATTAGCCCTCAACTCTATTACAGTAACTGTAAATGGTAAGGTATTTGATGGCAGAGCTAAGGACCAAGTGAATATAATGGCAGCTATACAAGCAGCTACATTACTAAACATTACAGAAACAGAATGGGTTATGAGTGATAATGTTCCTACCTTAGTGACTTTAGATGAGCTAAAACAGGCATTAGTTCTCTCTATACAAAAAGTTGGTGAAATTGTTAAGGGTTTAGTATGATAGTAGTAATTAAAGATGCTAATGGTAAAGCAGTAAAAGAGATAAAAGTTGAATCAATTACTAATGGTATACTACGAAATTACCCAACAGGTTACACAGCTGAGGAAGTAGTGTGCAAGTAGTATTCTATGGGAACCATTATGGTCATTTAGGTAATAAACTGATACGTTGGTGGACTTCAAGCACTAAAGATAAGTTTAATGGTAAATGGAGAGATTCAGTAAGTCATTGTGAAATACTATTCAGCGATGGTATGATGTTTAGTGCTAGTCAGTATGAAAATACTACTAGATTCAAGAAACATAGCATGACTGGTAAAGCTTGGATAAGATTACCTCTAAGTGTAACTAGTGAAGAGGAAATAATAGTAAGAAGCTTCTGTGAATCACAAATTGGAAAAAAGTATGACTACTTAGGGGTTTTTGGGTTTGTGTTTAAAAACGCAGACGATCCTGACAAGGAGTTCTGCTCTGAAGTAAGTACTAAAGCACTACAACAAATTGGGTTGGTAATGGATCTGGTGCCTAGTAAAACTAGCCCAAATGCACTATATTTAGCAATAACAGAGTTAATAAGTTATACAAAATAACGAAATAATGGTACAATACGTGTACGATAAGTTTAAGTAAGGATATTAGAGTGATGGATGAGCAGCAACGGTTATTATATGACCATGACAAAAAGATAGATAAACTGGAAATATCTATTGAGCAAGTAGCTAATAGTATAGACCAATTGGCAAATGGCATCAGCTCATCTAATCGAAAGGTGGAAGGTATAACAGGAATGCTTAATACACAAAATATCCTTATGGAGAGATTCTCCAATATGGATCTGTCCCTCAAAGAGTCATTTAGTGGAGTGTGCACAAGGGTAGGAAAACTAGAGACAGCTAAAGAAAAACATGAGCTAGATGGGTGCCCGGCCGCTACCTCTGCACATAAGCGAATAAGTAGAATTGATAGTGCGTTAGGGTGGGTCAATAAATTAATTCTCCTTGCAGTGCTAGGAGCTGTGTTAAGTCTGGTGATAATCAAATGAAGAAGTGGTACAAGAGTAAATTTCACTGGTTTAATATAAGCTTGGGAATAATAGGCATGGTTGAGATTAACTTACATCTGCTGCAAAATACATTAGGGAATTACTATGGGTTTGTGCTTATGTTGATATCTGGGATTGGAATAGTCCTTCGTAATGTGACAACTACCTCAATTGAAGGAACAGGTGATGTTCGATAAAATACAAATAATAGCAGCAGTAGGAGTACTGCTAGTGTTCATAGTTAGTGTAGTCACTTACGAGAGTAAACTAAGCTCATTAAAATCAGAACTGTTAGAGACTACGAAAGACCTAAGTGATATGCAAGCAATCAGCAGAACTTGTGAGCGTAACTATAAAGCCCTTAACACAACCCTAAATGAAGTGAACGAGGCTAATGAGCAGTTGGGCGCTATATACAACGATATGGATGAGAAGTACAAAGCGGAAGTTTTAAAGCCACCAAAAGTACGCTATGAAGTGCTATACAAATTTATAGAGCAGGAGGTAAAGAGTAATGAGATTGAAGCTGTTACAATTAGGATTAATAATGCTGTTAACTACATTAACAATGGGGGGATGCACTAGCAAGCAAATTATTTATGAAGATAGAGTAGTTAAAAAGATAATAGCTACACCATGTGTCCTACCAGAAGTTAAATGCTACATAGATAGTAATAGCACGCTAACAGAAAAGGTTGACGGGATAATGGAGTGCCTTGCAGAGCATGAATTAGTACTAAAAACATATAGGGCAAAATAAATGATGTTATCTAAAAACTTCTCACTAAAATCGTTCGTAAAATCAAATACTGCTATAAGATTGGGCATAGATAATGTGCCTACATCAGCGCACATAGAAAACATGAAATACTTATGTGCAAAGATACTACAACCAGCAAGAGATAACTTCGGAATTATAGATGTAAGTAGTGGGTACAGAAGTGTTAAGCTATGTGAAGCTATAGGTTCAGACAAAACGAGTTTTCACGCAATAGGCTGTGCTGGTGACTCTGAAATTAGGTATGAAAAAGTCAGTAATTTTGAGTACCTACTATGGGTGTATGAGCACTGTGAGTTTACTGAACTAATAGCCGAGTACTTTGATAGGAATAACAACGAAGCTGGCTGGGTACACTCTGCAATTCAAAAAGGTAGGGAGAACGAAAGAACTCTAAAGCTAAAAGATTCAAGGCACAACTACCAAATAGTAACCATAGACTATTTGAAGAAGCTATACCAATAGCTTACTATAAACAGCGTGCCGAGGTTACTACTGCTATTAATACCAATGAAGAAGTTAGTGCTGAAATCCTGTAAGATAAGCTGGGCTTGTATACACTAAAGGTAGTTGAAAGCAGAAGTAGGCTAAAATTTGCATAACTAATACTTAGATAGTATAGAAGATGGTATAATTATACTAGAAGTAATGTAATACCGACATGAAGACAATTGGAGATACTTATATGAGTACTAGAAAGAAGAGTGACGTATTGCAGCCTGGATGGAAAAACTGCCCTGATTACCTCAAGCTAAATGCGGATGTAGAGGCTAGTTCTGGTATACAGGATGAGATACGATCAGACTTAGAAACATACAAGATACTAAAACAGGGTGGAAAACCTGTTAAGGTGAAACCAGGTAAAAGTGCTATACGTCCTAAGATGGTACGTAAGCACCAGGAGTGGAAATACCCTGCACTAGAGGAACCCTTCTTAAACACACCTAATATGTTCCAAATAATGCCACGTGGTCCTAGAGACGCTGCTGCTGCACACCAGAACTCAATGTTAATTAACTACCAGTATGAGACGTTGATTAATAAAGTAAAACTAGTTGGGGATGTAGCTAGAGTATTCGAAGATGAAGGTACTGTAATAGTCAAGACTGGCTGGGAATCCAAGTACGAAATGAAAATGGTCACTAAGCAACGCCCGATATTTGCGTCTGCTGAGGATAGTTTACAGATAATAGATGCCGCGGTACAGTCAGGCCAAATGACACCTGAACAGGCACAGGATATGATTACTAGTGGCCAACCAATGGAAATCGGTGTAGAAGACTACGAAGAGGAAGAGGAAGTACTTACTAAGAATCAGCCTACGCATACAGTACTGGACGGCGCTAACGTAGGTATAGACCCAAACTGTGAGGGAGACTTAAACTTAGCCGGGTTCATATGGCATGAATATGATACTAGTTGGGCAGAGCTAATTAAGAATAAGTATGAAGAGCTCCCAGATGGTTCAACTAGAGGGTACTACAAAAACATAGATGAAGCAATTGCAGCCGATTCAGATGTAGCTTACTTTGAGAATAAGTCCAAAGATTACAGTAACTTCGTATATAGTGATAAGGCTAGAAAGAAGTTCAAAGCAATCGAGTACTGGGGCTACTGGGATGTGCAAGGTGATGGTGTATTAGTTAGTATAGTTGCAGAATGGGTGGGAAGTACTCTGATTAGACTAGAAGAGAACCCATACCCACATAAGAGACTACCATTTAGTATAGCATACTATATGCCAGTGCTGAGAAGCACTCGTGGGGAGCCAGATGCTGTACTACTGGCTGATAACCAAGAGTCAAATGGTAAGATGACTAGGGCTATGCACGACATAACTAGCACAGCGGCTACTGGGCAGGAGTTCATAGATGCTAACTTTTTTAGTACTATAGCAGATAAAAATCAGTATGAGAAAGGTAATACAGTATACTTCAATAGTCACATGGACCCTAAACGTGCTATACATAGGCGCTCAGTAGATCCAATAGACAGTTCAATACTACAAGTTATGCAGATTAACACACAAGAGGCAGAGAATCTAACAGGCACTAGGCCGTTTGGGGGTACCAATGGCGCACAGGGGCTAGGGCTAGCTAAGATGTCATTAGATGGCACAGCTAAACGTGAGCTATCTGTACTACGCAGAATGAGCACACTATTTGTGGATATGGCTAAGATGGTTATTAGCATGAACCAAGCGTATATGGATGAAAAGCAGACTATTAGAATAACGGATACTGAGTTTGTAGAGATAGCCAGAGATGACTTACAAGGCGACTTTGACTTGCGAATTAGTATCAGTACACCTGAGAAAGATGACCAACAAGCTCAGTCATTAATGATGCTACTACAGACTAATGCTGCTAGTATGCCTCCTAAGTTGTATGCTAAGACTATGGGTAAGATACTTAGATTACAGTATCAGCCAGACTTAGCAGAAGAATATGAGAAGTACGAACCAGAGCCAGATCCAATGCAGATTAAGATACAAGAGATGCAGTATGAGAATACTAGGCTCCAAAATGAAATGCTGAAGATGGATATGATTGCTAAACAAAGTTTAGTAGAAGAACGCACAAGCAGAATGATAGAGAATACGGAAGCTGATATTAAGAACAAACTAGCACAAGCAGAGTTAAGAGCGGCTCAAGCTGAATTAGCGTTAGCTATGGCTGAGAAAGCTAAGAGTGAGGCAGATGTACTAGATCAGAAGTTTATTGATGTAGATAGTGGCAGTGCCCGTGAGAGGGAAATTCAAGATTTAGAGTATGCTGCTACTGTTAAGAATCATCTAAAAACGGTCGGCACACGTAACCAAAAAACAAGGTGGTAATTAATATGGTTGGAGATATGACAGAGCAAGGGCTAGGGCAACTTGGTGGGCAACCACAGCCTCCACAAGCAGAGTTCACAGTAGACACCGCTAATAGAAAGAATGCAGAGATAGTGGAGAGAGTTAGAACAAATAGTGGTACAGGGCTTGGGACAGTACGTCAGGTAAATGATGGCATGGTACCACCAACGGTCCAACAAGGATTAGGGCAAGTGGTCCCCACTATGCGGTCAATGAGTCTAGATCAAGATGCTATAGAGGCTGTACGTAGTGGGCAAGTTAATCCTATGGATGTTATGAATGATCCAAACATTAGTGGTGGGGCAAAAGCTACTATACAAGGGATGATGTCCTAATAAAGAATTAAGGTTAGCTCTAGTATAATTCTAGTATGACAGCTTAGGGTTGGATAATTAAAAGGATACGGGATGAGTCAAGCAATGGATGCAACTGCAACTAACTTCGAATCAGATACTACTATGGGGCAGTGCATTGATGCATTAGTAAAAGAAATAGAAGAGCTAGAAATTAAAGCTACGTATGCTAAAGCATTTAAAGAATTATATGAAAATGCTAATTTCAAAATAGTTATTCTTGATGGGCTTCTAAAAGAATATGCAGCTGGTATAGCTGTTAAGCTTACAGACCCTACCATAACTGAAGAGTTAGAAACTGAAACATTAGTTGAATTGAAGTCATTACGATATCTTAGTAAATTCCTGCAGATGCAGTTAACTACAGCAGCTAATGCTGATAGACTTGTAGCAGAAAATAAACAATTACTACTTGATATACAATCAGGTAAAGAGGGTATATAATAATGGCAAAAACATACGATAGTGTAGCAGATGAATTAGATGCAATGATAAGAGGTAACCATGAACATGACTCCTCTGAAATTACTGAGGATTTAGATGCTAACAACGAGGACACAGATCACACTGAAAATGATGATACTGGAGCAGAAACGGATGGTGAAGCTGCCGAGCTTAGCCAGGATACTGATGAAGGTGCTGAAAATGAAGGTGAGGAAAACACTCCAGTAGATGCTGATAGTTTAGATGTGGAGGATGAAGGTACGACTAAGGAAGCCTTAACTACTACAGAAAACAGCAAAGAAACAGATACGACTGAGACCGGCTCAGCAGTAGAGACAACGGAAGCTGTTGACTACCAGAAACAGTATGCAGAGTTATTAGAGAAATCTAAAGAAGCTACTGAGTTCTATGAAAAAGTCGCTGGTGTAAAGTTCAAAGCTAATGGTAAAGAAGTTGAGGGATTCAAAGACCCCCAAAAGATTATCCAAGCGCAGCAAATGGCATATAACTATAGTGAAAAGATGGCAGGATTCAAAGCGTATCGTCCATACATGGGTCCGTTAAAAGACCGTGGCATGTTAGATGATCCGACAAAGTTTGATCTTGCTATGAGCTTGATAGATGGTGATAAGGAAGCATTAAAGCAGCATATGGCTAACATAGGTGTAGATCCAATGGAATTGGATATGGACTCTATTAAGTATGCGGCAGCTCCTAAAACTTCTAGTCGAGATGCCCTAGCTATAGAAGACGCATTAGATGTAGCTAAATCCTATGGAGTTGAAGATAAAATCTATACTACTGTATTAAAAGAGTGGGATGATGATAGCTTCAAAGAGTTCATTGGTAATAGTGCTGTACAAAAAGACCTTATAATGCAGATGGCTGATGGCACCTATGATGTAGTTATGGATAAGGTGTCCTCCTTATCCGTACTCGATGATAGGTTCGCAGGCATGAAGATGGTTGATAAGTACAGAGCCGCTATCACTGAGCTTAACCGAGAAACAGCACCTGTACAAAAAGTGGTAACTCCTCCTGTAGCAGTAGCAGCTGATACACAGGCTATTGCTGCTGCTAAAGCGGCTGAAATAGCC